GTGCGCGTCGTGTCGCAGCTTGATCCGCGCATCGTGCGCCAAAGCGGTCAGCCCGCGGTCGCCGCGCCCCCTGCGGCCGCCGAACGCCCGGCGCCAGCGGACAACGTCAGGGTGCTGCGGCGCGACGCGAAGCCCGCCAGCGAGTCGCAGATCGAGCGGCTCGGCAAGATCCGCAAAGTCGATAAGCTCTGGGAGATCATCGATCAGATCGCGGGGCGCGACGTACGCGGTTTCGAGCAGCTGACCTACGATCAGGCGAAAGATGCGCTCAACACGTTCTACGAGACGTTCGGCGGCGGCGATCGCGGCCGCTATGCGAACGAAGGGCGTCGCTAATGCCCTTCGTGGAGTTCGCGCCGCCGTTCACGCCGCGCATGATGATGTGGCCGAGCGAGGGGGCGCGGTGGTTTCGACAGGGTCCGGTCCGCGTCTGCGTCGCCTCGGAGCACGGGCGCTGGCACATGTCCGTGTCGTGCGACGGCGATCGCTATCCGACGTGGGACGAGATCGCCGACGCGCGCTATCAGCTCTTGCCCAACGATCGCGACTTCGGCCTGATCCTGCCGCCGCCAGCCGACTACGTGAACATACGCAACGTCTTCCACCTCTGGGAGTTGCGCGACGAGGGCCTGCCGGTTGAGCGTGGCGTCGCCATGTTGCGCACGCACGAGGATGGGAGCGCCGCGCCATGTTGAGCGTGCCGAAGGTCGACGCCCGGATCGCCGACGGCGCCGCGAAGCTGCTCGAGCAGCTCGACGCGATCTCCGACAACGTCGTGCTGCGCGCGCTCATTCTGGGCACCGCGATCCGCGTCAACGCCGCGAACGGTGCGCGCGCGTTCCACGAACGCTATCCAAACGCGTCGCTCGATCAGGTCGAAGCGACGCGCACGGATCTGCTCGCGCGCTGCTGGCGCAACGGGCAAACGCTGGCCGCCGAGGACATCCTCCGGCAGACGGCGAGCGCGCCGGCGCCGATGGGCGAGATGGGCGGCCCGATGAATTCGGGCGCTGGCGCGCGTTCGTCACCGGGTCCTGCACTAAGAGACTCGGGGCACCCGTCGCGCGCGTCAGCGACTAAATTTCGCCACATTGGCGGTGTGCTGTGAAGCGGCGCCCGGTCACTCCGGACGAGGCGCGGCTCGCGCGTGAGTTGGCAGGGCTGACGAACGAGGAGCTCGCGGCCGACGGATTCATGCGAGCGCGGGAGGCCGCCGAGTTCCTCGGCCTCTCGCGCTCGCAGATCTACGAGCTCATGAATCAGGGCCCGCTGCCGTACCGACGTCTGGGTGCCGCGCGGATGATCCCGCGCGTCGCGATCCAGCGTTGGTCCGCGCTCGGCATCGTGCGTCGCGATCGGGTGGTGGCCGATGCCGCGTGATCCCGTGAAGATCCTCGATCGCGTCATGCGGGTCTCGTTGCTCGTCGCGCTCGCCGCGCTGATCGTGTCGCTCATTGCGCACGGGGTGCTGCATCTCAACGCAGACGGAAGCGCGGGGTCCGCCCTTTTTTGGGCATGCAAGCGGGCGGTTCGTCCGTGTATCTCGGGGGGTAGCTGGTGGAGGCTCGGACAGTCGTGATCGGCATTTTTCGTCTGCTCGAGTCTCAGGGTGTCGTCAGTATCGGTCGCACGCGGATCGTCGCGCGCGCTGCCGGCGCGAAGTTCTCCAACGACGACGCATCGCGCTGGCTCGCGCCGCTCGTTGCGGCCGCGGACCGTAAACCAGGCGTCGTCGGACGATCGGCATCGTTGAAGCGCGGACCGAAACGCGACGCCGAGCGCGGACCGAAAATTGAGCACGTTCCGGACCGTAATGCAGAACACGCCGCGGACCGTAACGGGCAGCAGAACGACGGCGCCGACCTGCTCGATCAGCTACTGGCGGACGGTCGCGTGCAGCGCGGCTTCGGACCGAAAAATGAGCACGATCCGGACCGAAGCGACGGCGCGTCGCGTGCAGTCGCGGACGGACCGAAACGCGCTGACACCCGCGGACCGAAAAATGAGCACGATTCGGACCGAAACGGAGATTCCGCTCCGGACCGTATCTCGCGGGCGCGCACGGCTAAGGATCTAGTTAGAGTTGCCTCGGATACTCCGCTACGCTCCGTATCCGAGTCTGACTTACACCCGGGCGCGCACGAGGCCGAAACGGCCGACGAGCGCGATCCCGCCGTCTGGGTGCCGAAGCTGCGCGAGGACGTCAACGCGATCCGCGACAAGCGCATCCGCGAGCTCTCGGTGCAAGAGCGCCTGCTCGTCGCTCGCTATCACGCGTACAGGTTTGCCAACTGCACGAAGTCGCTGAGCCGCAACCGCAAGGCCGGCGCCGACATCGTCGTCGGCATTGCCAAGCTCGCGAGTTCGGAGCTCTACGCGGACCTGACCGTGTCCCAGTACGTGGCCGCCGCTCTGCGCTATCATACCGAGATCGCCGACGGCGCGCCGTGGCGGAACCCGTTCATGATTCGGGCGCTCGAAGAGGGCCTCGAACCGCGGAGAGCCGCGCGATGACGACGACGCAGCGTCCCGAGCGCGCAGTGAAACCCGGCTTCGATGCGCTCGTGTGGGCAAACGCGCTCGCCGCGATCTACGGCAAGATGCGCGCGGAAGGCCGCCAGCATTTGACCTACGACGAGTGGCTCGGGAAGCGTGGATCCTACGCGCGCGCGGCACTCGATGCGGGGCTCGTCACGCTCGAGGAGCTCGCCGCGATCGCCGCCGATCCCGACGCCGTGATCGCGAAGCACGATCACCCGCGCGCCCCGAGCGCCGTCGGCGCGCAGCTGCGCCGTTGCGTGCTGATCGCGCTGGCGCGCAAGGTCCGGGCGAAGCGCGCCGCGATCCCCGCGCACGTCGAGTCCGAAGCGTGGAACGAGTCGCTGGAGCGCGAGCGCCGAGCTCGTGAGGACGAGGCCGAGCGCGAGCAGCAGATGCGGCTGTTGCGCGAAGACGAGATCGCGCGTGATAAGGGCCGCGGCGGGAAAGTCGCGCGCGGCAACACGTCGCTGCGCGAGAAGACCGCGAGCGTCGAGATATGAGCGCGTGCAGAAGCTGCGGCGCCCCAATCGTCTGGGCCGTCACGATCGCCGGCGCCGCTCGACGGCCCGATCGCCGTCACCGTCGAGTTTCGTTTGCAGCGTCCCAAGACCGCGCCCAAGCGCGTGACGCTGCCACACACCGGGCTCGATCTCGACAAGTGCGCGCGCGCCGTGCTCGACTCGATGACCGGCTTGATCTACGCGGACGATGCGCGGATCTGCGATCTCACACTCCGGAAGCGCTTCGCGGTCGAGGAACCGACGGGCGCGACCATCCTGATCGAAAGGCTCGAATCATGAAATGCACGATATGTCAGCGCGACGATTTCACGCAAATGCAGGCGATCGCGGCGCACCAAAAAGCCGACCACCCGAAGGAGTGGAAGAAGAAGCAGGCTGCGCGCAAAAAGCGCCGGCAGCCGCCCGAGCCGGAAGTGCCGACGAGCTCGAACGCCTCGCAGAGTGCGATCTTCTGGACGCGGCTCTGGCCCTATTCGAGCAGAGCAGCGAGTCGGGGTCGATTACGACGCTGCAAGAGAAGCTGCGCGTGTTAGATCACGTGCGGGCGAAGATCGTCGACGAGATCGCCGCGTGAAGATGTCCGAGCAGCTCGTGCGCGATCTGCACACTCGCCACGTTGACGGCGAAAGCGCGCGGAGGCTCGCGATCAAGGCGGGTGTCTGCGTAGTATCGCTGATCGGTAGATGGCGCAAGATCGGCCTGAGCGTCCGGTCACGCCTTGATGCTGTACGCACCGCGAGTGTGAAAATCACTGACCAGATCGCGAGCGAGCTGCACACTCGTCACGTTGACGGCGAAAGCGCGCGAACGCTAGCGCGTGAAGCTGGCATATCGAGACAAGGTCTTCTAAAGTGCTGGCGCAGGCTCGGGCTGGACGTCCGGCCACGCGTTGAGGCGTTGCGCACACCACAGCTTCGTGATCGGATGGCGGAATCAATGCGCGCCGTGCGGGCGGCGCAACGATCGTGATCCCCTGGCGCGAGATCGGGCGCGCAGCGATCTGCGTGCACCCCGGATACGCCGGCGACGACGTCGAGCGGTGCGTCGTCTGGCAGCGCACCGTCGAAGAGATCGCGACCGACTATCGACTCGCCCACTCGCTGCTGATCTTGATCCAAGAGATCGGCCGGAAGCGCGCACCGCTCTTGGACCAGTTCGGGCTGTGAAACAGAAGCCGCTACCGCCGTCGCCGCCGAAGTTCTGCGAGTGCGGCTGGTATCTGGCGAGCTTAATCGACGGCCATAAGGGGTGCCATCGGAAATGGGAGACCAACGAGAAAGCGATCGCCGCAGGCAAGAAGCTGCGGCGCGGCCGGCCTCGCAAGAAACGAACGCCGGCGAAGGCGGCCTGACGTGACGGCCGCCGCGCAGCCCTGCGCGGGCATCGCCCGGTGTTTCCACTGCGAGCTCGTGACGACGGTGCGTCTCGATCCGCGCCTCACCGTGCCGACGCAATACTGCGTCGACAAGGACGCGTGCGCGTACCGGTTCGCGCAGCGGATCCGCCGCGCGTTCGGCCCCGGCACGCCGGTGCAGTACTACTGGCGCACGGTGCACTGACGTGGCGGCGCAGCGCGAGAAGAAGCCGCAGCCGGGCCGTCGTCGAAAGCGGCCGCCGAACCGCCCGACCGTCCGAACCGCAGCCACGGCGCGCAAAGTCATCCGCGCGATCAGCGACGGGCTGAGCAAGGACGACGCCGCCCGGGCCGCCGGCATCGCCCCGTCGACGCTCTTCGACTGGCTCGCTGCGGATCAGGACTTTTCGGACCGCGTCACGCGCGCGAGAGATCAGCTCAAGCCGAAGCTCGTCGGGTTCATCTCGAATAGCGCAACAAAGGACTGGCGCGCGGCGGCGTGGCTGCTCGAGCGTTATTTCCGCGACGAGTTCGGCAAGACGGTCACGCTCGAGGGCGGCGATCCGGAGAAGCCGGTGCCGATCGCGTTGCGCATCGAGGGTGAGATCGTGGAAGCTGCGCGTCGTCTGGCCGGTCGTTCGCCGGCGGAGCTGGACGCGCTGATCAAGGCGGGCGGCCTGTCTGACGGCGAGCCTGCGTCGAAATTGACGTCGTGACGGGCCCCGATCTACTGTCAACGTGAAACTGAACGCTGCCCACGTCCACGCGAAGGCGCCCGATCCGCAGATCACGCACGTGCTCGTGCCGTGCAGCTGCGGCCGGCGGACCTGCCCCGGCGTGCGCTGGCGCGTGCGGCTGGATCCCGGGCGCGAGTTCAAGGCGGACGGCCGGGTCGGGCTGCGCGTCGACGGACCGCCGAAGCCGTCGCCGCGAGACCGCGTCTGCCCGACGTGCGGGAAGCCGCGATGAAGATCAACGTCCGCATCGACGACATGCAAGAGCTAAAGGCGCTGACGAACGACTACGGGTTCGAGTCGGTCGACGTGATGGCCGGGATCCTGCTGCGCTACGCGTTCGAGAATGTCGAGATCGCCGTCGATAGGCACGTCATGGCATGCCGCGAGCGGATGCGCGCGCGGCGATCGGCCGAATGAAGATCGAGTTGATCGAGCCGTACAAGGGCTGGCGCTACCACGTCGACGCGCCGAACGGAGGCGGTCACTGCGACACGTTCGCAGAGGCCGTCGCGATCGCGGCGAAGGGCATCCGAGGCGACAGCTACGAAGCCGTCATCTACGAGCGGCGCGCCCACGTGTCGCAGCTCGGGCTGGTCGCGATCGTCGACGATCCGGACCCGACGGCCGAAACGGCTCGGCTGCAACCGACCGACGACGCCGACGACTGAGTGCAATCGGTCCCGCGCGCGGCGCGCGCGCCGCTTATCGCCTACTATTTTCGCCGCGATCGGCACGATCGGCCGCGGCATGCGTTCGTCGGGGATGCGCCGACGTCGCTCTGTCGGGAGGTCGATCGCGAACTGGTCGGGCTCTTCGCGGACCGGTCGCCGTACGATCGCGACGACACGCCGGCGCTGATCGCTGCTCCGCGGCGGACGTGCCGGCACTGCCTCCGGGCACTGTCGCGATTGGCCGCTAATACCGGGTCGGCAGGCTGAGTGTCCGGAAAGGTGAACGCGATTTCATGGAACAGGTAGCTCCGAATACGGAAATGCTGCGCAGAGAGACAAGCGCCATTGATCCCTCGGCGTGATCCAGCTGGCGGACCTCGAAGGGCTCACGGCCGAGCAGCTCGAGGTCCGGCTCGCCGCCGAGGCCGCCCAGCGCGTGCGCGCCAAGCAAAGCCTCCAGATCTTCGCCGCGCGCATGCGCGAGGATTACGTCGCCTACGCGCACTCGAAGGTCATCATCCGCTATCTCGAGGCGCTCGAGCGGCGCGATATCGAGAACCTCGTGATCGCGATGCCGCCGCAGCACGGCAAGAGCTTCCACGGCTCGGAGCTGCTGCCGGCGTGGTACATGGGCCGCAACCCGAAGCGCAACGTCGTGCTGACGTCGTACGGCGACGCGCGCGCGTACAAGGCGAGTCGCGAGATCCGCTCGCTGATCGCCGATCCGCGCTGGCCGTTCGAAGCGCGGCTCGCGCCCGGTGCGCAATCGATCCAGGAGTGGGCGCTGACGACGGGCGGCTATCTGCGCGCTGCCGGCGCCGGATCCGCGCTCGGCGGCTTCGGCGGTCATCTGCTCGTGCTCGACGACCCGTTTAAGGATCGCGTTGAGGCCGACTCGATCGTGATCCGCGATCGCCGGTGGGACTGGTTCACCGACGTATTCATGCTGCGCAAACGGCGGCACAGCGTGAAGCTGATCATCACGACGCTGTGGAACGACGACGACGTCGTCGGCCGGCTGCGCAATTCCGAATTCGGCGCACAGTGGGAAGTGCTGCTGCTGCCCGGCTACGCCGATCCGGCCATCGTCGATCCGGATCCGCTCGGTCGGTCGAAGGGCGTGGCGCTGTGGCCGGAAGGGCCGGACCTGCCGTCGCCGCAGCGCGGCGAGATCTCGTCGCGATCGTTCCAAGCGCTCATTCAATGCGATCCGTCGCCGGCGACGGGCGACGTCTTCAAGGCCGAATGGTTCAAGCGGCGGTATCGCTCGCTCGATCAGATAGTCGATCGCATGCAGACGGTCACGGCCGCGCTCGACGGCGCCTGGAAAGAAGGCGTGTCGAACGACGATTCGGCGATCGCGCTTTGGGGAAGCGACGGCGTTGACTTCTACCTGCTGCACGCGTGGAGCGATCGCGTCGAATATCCGATGCTTAAGCAGATCGTGCGCGATTACGGTCGCGATATGCAGCCCGACGAGTTCGCCGTCGAGGATGCGGCGTCGGGCATTGCGATCGTGCAAGAGCTGCGCCGCGAGACGGATTTACCGCTCCTGGGAGTGCCGACGAGGGGTATGTCGAAGCTCGCTCGCGCCGAAGCAATATCTCCACTATTCGAGGCCGGGAAGGTCGTGCTCCCCGAACGGGCGCCGTGGCTAGATGGCTGGATCAAGCAGCACCTACGGTTCCCCAACGGCAAGCGCGACGATCTCGTAGACACGACGAGCCTGGCTCTCGCGCGGCTTTCACCGCGAAACGCGCGAGCGTGGGGCACCATAGATCCCTCGAAGTCGAAGCGGAGAAGCTAGCATGTCCGAAGTCGTTGCGGCCACGATCCCGGTCAATATCCAGTCGATCACCGCGGGCGCTGCGTACACGGATCTCGAGGTCAAGATCCTCGATCCGTCCGCCGGCGGATACGCACCGGCCGTCGGCACGCCGACGCTCAAGGTGACGGTGCCCAACGCGTCGGCCACGGGCCTCGTGACGGGCGCCGCGTCGCTGGTGCTGCAGCAGCCCTAGCACGTGATGACGGTCTGCCAGGACGCTGACGGCAACGTCGGCGTTCTGGTATGCGTGCCGCGCACGACGGCCGCAATCCCGAACGAAGACGGCGTGCTTGAGCTGGTGCTCGAGCTCGAATCGTTCGTTACGTTCACCTCAGCGAACTAGGAGCCGCCATGCCGGAACTGCTCGGGCCCGACGGCCGGCCGTGGACCGCGGCGGCCGCCGGCGCCGACGTCGCAAAACACGCCGTCACGGTCGCGCCGTACGCGAACGCGACGCGCGCCGTCATCTCGGGCGGCAACCAAAAGCGCGGCGCGAAGATGCTCAAGAATTTCGCGCGCAGCAACGAGTGGGTCGCCAACGCTATCTTCCGGCGCTCGCACGCGATCCAGAACGCGAAGTGGACGATCGTTCGCACCGACGATCCGTTCGCGAAACCGGATCCGGACGTGCAGCGCCTCGTGCGGCAGCTGCTCAACAATCCGAACCCCGCCGGCATGAGCTGGCGCGAGTTCATCGCGCAGGCCGTATTCGATCTGCTCGTGCTCGACGCCGGGTGTATCGAAAAAGAATTCAACGCGCGCGGCGACGTCGTCGCGCTGTGGCCGGTCGCCGGCGAGACGATCTCGGTCGATGCCAAGTGGATCGAAGACTGCGACCCGAGATCGCCGCGCTATCGCCAGTACGAAGGCTACAAGCTGATCGCGGAGCTGCTCAACGATCAGCTGATCTACATGATGCACAACCCGTCGACGGATCTGCCGATCGGGCACTCGCCGGTTGAAGTACTCGTGCGCGTGATCGAAGCCGAGCTCTACGGCGAACAGTACGACTACGAGGCGATGAAGCAGCACCAGCCGGCGGGCGTGCTGGACCTCGGGCCCGGGACGTCCATGCCCGAGCTCGAGCGCTTCCGCGAGTACTACGAGGCCGAGATCGCCGGCACGCGGCGCGTAGCGGTGATCGGCGGCGGCGCGGAGGGCGGCAAGGGCGGAAGCCAGGTCAACTACATCGCCTTCCGTGACGACTCGTTCGAGGACCGCGAGGCATATAAGCACTGGCTCGCGGTGAAGATCGCGACCGTCTTCGAGCTCGATCTCGTCGAATTCAACTTGATCGCCGACGTCAACCGATCGACGTCCAAGACCGGCGCGTCGAAGACCGATCGCGGCCTCGAGGCGCTCGGCTCGGTGATCGAAGGTCACATCTCGCGCGAGATCGTCGCCGCGATCGACCCCAATCACGGCTTCGCGTTCAAGGACCTCGTCTCGATCGACGACATGGCGCAGGCGCAGATCGACAAGATCTATCTGGCCGCGCAGGTCATCACGCCGAACGAGGTGCGCGATCGCAAAGGGATGCCGGCGGTGCCGTGGGGCGACGAACCGTCGCCGACGCAGTCGACGGAGCCGCTCGAGCCGCCGCCGGGCGAAGACGTCGACCCCGACGACGACCCGCAGGGCGGCGGGAAGAAGTCGCTGAGGGGTGGGCGCGCTGCGCGTAGCCCTTTTGGCGCGCGGCGCGCGCGGAGCGGCTGACAGGCCCAAACGCCGAGCGAGAGCTCGAGATGTACGCGGCGCTCGATGCGATCGTCGAGCGTTCGCGCACGCGCCTGCAGAACGAGTGGAACCATCGCGCGACGCACCTGAAGTCGAAGGTGCGATCGCTGCTTCACCAGCGTAAATCGGCAATTGCAGAATTGCGCAAATCGTCAAACGACGGGCTTTTCGACGAGGACGACTTCCTCGATGAACTCGACGGCCTGCCCGACGTCATGGTCGATCCGGCGCCGTACATCGAGGCCGCCAAGGCCGGCCAGCGCGCCGTGCCCGGCTACGAGGATCGCGCGATCGATCCGCACGCGCTCGGCCAAGCGCACGCGTCCTACCGGCGCAAATACGCGGACGGTGTCCCGCTGCGGATCTCCGGCTCGCTCGCGCAGACGCTGAACGAGGCCGCCGGCGAGACGAACGGCTACGAAGACGTCGATAAGCTCTGGCAAATCGTCGACGACAAGATCGCCGCGCTCGCCTCGGATGTCACGCGGTATGCGGATCCGCCGTGGTCAGCCGGCAATGCCGGCTACGGGAATCAGCTCGGCGAGTTCGACGTGCTCATGGATTGGACGCTCGACGACGCGGCGGATCACTGCGAAGACTGCCCCGAGCTGGCCGACGGTTCACCCTACAGCGTCGACGATATTCCGACGTGGCCCGCGCAAGGAGACACGCAATGCCTCGACCGATGCAAATGCATGATCACCGCGGATAAGGACTCGTGGGAAAAAGTGTTCGGTGAGGCCGCATGAGCCTTCCAGGATCGCTCGTTCCGAAGGCGACGCCGGCGCCGTCGCAGCTGCCGGCCGACGCCGATCGCGTGCACGTGTTCGGGCAGACGCCGGGCAGCACGTCGCACTGCGGGCGCCGGCGCTGGAACGGCACGCGGCCCGCGACGCTCGCCGAATGGCGGCGGCTGGCGTGCGACGACTGCAAGACCGCCGTCGCGAACGTGACGAAATTCCGGCCACGGATTACGCGCGTTCGCTTCTGAGCACGGATTTTCGGCGTCGCGCAAGAGCGCCGCTCGGCGGCGCGAAGCACCGGGCAACTGAGGCCGTCTCCACCGGCCCGCCTCGTATCCACGGAGACGCCGTACTATGCCGCCGACTGCAACCGTGCCGCGCCCCGTGGCGCCCAGCACGTTCAAGTTCTTCACGCGCGACATCGCGCTCAAGATCGAAAAAGCGGCCGACGGCTCCGAGCAGCTCTTCATCGAGGGTTGCGCGAGCTCGACGGTGATCGATCGCTGCGGCGATCGCATCTCGCTCGCGTGTCAGCAGAAGTTCCTCGAGCAGTGCAAGAGCCTCACGATCTTCCTGAATCACAGCTACGACGTCCCCGAGGACGTCATGGGCACGTGCGAAGAGTCGTATCTGAAACAGGCGACCGACGCCGAGCAGGGCGAGTGCACGGAGCTGTGGATCCGCTGCAAAGTCGCGATGACGAACCCGCGCGCGGTCGAAGCTGCGCGGCACATCACCGCCGGCGTGCGGCTCGGCTTCTCGGTCGGCGGCCGCATCCTCGACTACGAATTCGCCGATCTGCCCGACGGCGATTGGGTCTTCGTGATCACCGACATGGCGCTGTGGGAGATCAGCGTCGTCGGCATCCCCGCCAACCAGCGCGCGTACATCGAGCAAGAAGCGTCGAAGGCGCTGCGCAAGTCGCTCGGGTTCGACTTCGCACCGAAGCTCGCGGCGGCGCTGAAAGCCGACGCGGAAGCCAAGCGCGACGCGTTCCGCAAAGCCGCGGCCGCGCCGCCGGCGGTGTCGCCGCGCATGGTCGCGATCGCGAAGGCGTTCACGCCCGAGCAGCGCGCGGCGAACCCCGAAGTCGCAAAGATCATGGACGAGATCTTGTCGATCGCCGGCGAGACGGCGGACCCGGCGCCCGCGCCGAAGGCGGCCGCGGCGGACGTGCCGGCGCGCAAGGGTCAGGCGACCGTCGACGAGCTGCGCGCCGATCGGCTGCAGCTCGACGCGTTGCCGCCCGTCGTCGTGGCGCTGAAAGCGCTCGACTTCGAAGCGTTCGTCGACGCGCTCCGCGCGACGGTCCAAGGCCGCGACGAGATCCGCGACGTGCAGCTGAGCGCGCATTTCAATAACGCGCACCCCTATCTGTGGGCGATCTTCAGCGCGATCAAAGCCGCGAGCGAAGACGACCCCGACGACGTCGCGACCGGGCTGAGCGACGAGCAGACGAAGTGCGTGATGGACGCCGCGTCGCACATCGTTGCGGCCGCAAAGCACGGCGTCTGCCCGCAAGCCGGATCGTCGCTGCAAGCGGCGCACCAAAAATTAGCCGACCTCGTTCCGGAGGAGTCGGACTACCCCGTATGGGAGTCGGCGTCCGTCGATCCCGCCCTCGCAATTGCGCAGCTCGCCGATCTGGAAGAGCGACTCGCAAAGCTGGCGCCGATCGTCGGCAAACTCGAAGAGAAGCGCCTCGAACTCGCCGAGATCGAGACGCGGATCCTCACCCTGGGAGCAATCCCGCTCGGACGGCGCACGAGCGCCCTCGCCGGCGGAAGCTACGGAACCCGAACCGCAGACCCGGCCTTTCGCGCACGCGGCACGCATGAGATCGTCTCCGATCTCAGACGCGCCAACCGCGGCGACACCGGCGACGCGAGATCCCGCAGCATCCGCTGACCGAGAGGAGCACCACCGTGTCCGCCACCGCGACGCCCGTCGTCCGTTCCGCCGAGGAACGGCTCAAGGCCCTTGAAGAGTCGATCGCGGCGCTCAGCGCGCGATCCGAACAAGAAGGCCGAAACGCCCAGTTCGACGCCATCCTGACGCAGCTCAAGCGCACGCAACACACCGATCGTCGGGAGCGCAAAGAAGCGGGATATTACCCGCTCTGGAAGCCGCTCGACTTCGACGAGCTCGCGGGCACGTACAGCTGGCAGGGTTTCGCCGAACGCATGAGCGCCGAAGCGCGCAAGCAGATCTCGGCGTTGAGCGCCGAGCTGGCAAAAGCGATCGACACGATCGGCACGGGTCCACTGATCCGTCAGGATCTCGATCCGACCGTCTACGAGCTCTTCGTGAAGAAGTTCCCGTTGTGGGACATGATTCAGAAGATCCCGAGCAACGGCGAAGTCCACGCCTACAATACGGCGACGGGTTATGGTGATGCGCAGTTCATCACCGAATCCGGCAGCGTCACGGACGACCAGACGACGTACGCCCGCCAGTACGCGAACATCGCGGTGCTGGCGACCCGTCGCGGCATCACGCTCAAGGCGCTGAACTCGGTTCGCGCCGGCGGCGTCGCCTACGACCCCGAGACGCGCGAGATCGAGGGCGGCATCCGGGCCCTCACGCATCGCGCGCAATGTGCGATGTTCCGCTACCAGGACGTCGTCAGCGGGTCAACCACCACAACCGATCCCAACGGGATCTACAACGCGAACGCGTTCAACGGCCTGCGCTGGTTCCTCCAGAACGTGTCGCCGGCGGGCAACACGATCAGCATCGACACGACGTCGGGCGGTGGTTACACGACCGCATCGCAAGCCGTGTCGACGGGCGTGCGCAAAGCCGCGAACGCCGTGATCGATCAGGGCGGCGCGCCGACTGCGTTGCTCTGCTCCGTCAGCTTCCGCGAGGCCATCGTCGAAGAGATGGTCCCGCTGATGCGCATCACCAACAACGATATCGAGGTGATCCCGGGCATGCGGGTGCCGAAGATCGTTGCGGGCGATTCGGAGCTGCCGATCATCGCCGTGCCGGGCGACTCCATCGGCACGATCGTGACGGGCGGCCACACCTACCAGGACGGCTACGTCGTCGATATGGACCAGCTCGCCTGGGCCTATCTCGGCGGCCCTGGCCCGACGGTGCTCGAGATCCCCGTCGGCGTCGACGGCACGCTGCGCAAGCTGTACATCCCGTACATGATGGGCGGGCTCGTGCAATTTGCGGCGCTGTTCGAATCGCGCGTCCAGATCAAGACGGCCTAAGCGGCCGCACCAGAACTGCCGGGCCCGACGTCGCCCACGACGGCGTCAGGTCCGGCGGTATGAGTTCCGGGGGACACGGTGGAGACGTTGCCCCCGGGACTCAACACCTTCCCGACGCTGGAGACCGTAAACATGAGCGACGAGGCCGGACGCACCGAACCCGAACTGATTTTCCCCGTCGGCTTTCGCGAAGGGCAGAAGATCTCGACGCCCTTCGGCGAGGTCACGATCGGCAAGCATCGTCGCACCGCCGTCACCGCGCAGCAAGAGAGCTTCTTGCGATCGACGCACAACGCGTCGTTTTTCGACGAGAGCGCGAACGGCCAGATCACCGCGGCGGAGATCGCGATCGATCACGCCGAGCAAGAGGCGCTCGCGCAAAAACCCGTGCCCGATCCGACGAAGGATCCCGAAGGCTACGAGCTCTGGGCGACCGCGCAGGAAGCTGCGAAAAAGTACGCTCGCGCGATGGAAGCGTGGACGCGGCACGCGGGCAATCACCAGCGGCTCGTCGATCACGCGACGGCCACCGCGGACGAAGAAGGCACCGTGCAGCTCGGCGATTCGTCGACCGGTGTGACGGTCGGCGCGGAGAGCGCGGCGCTGCGCGCGCGTAAGCGCGGGCGAAAGCTCACCGGCAAAGCGTGAAACATTTAGGCGTGCGCACGCAGGCGTCGGCCGCATTTCCCGCGCGCGCTGGCGATCTGATCAAGCGCGACGTCGTCATGGCGGAGGGATGCGGATGCTCTATCGGATCGTCGAATATCGAGAAGGCATCGTCATCCCGACCAACGCCGGCGACGTCGTCGTCGGGCAAGACGGGATCGCGGAGCTCACGGACGAGCAGGCCGACGAACTGACCGGCGACGGGATCATGCTGATCCCGCACGTCGAGCGAACCTTCGGACGCCAGCGCGGCGAGAAGCCGGTCGGCCTCGACGCGCTGTCCGACGCCGTGCAGCAGAGCATCCTCGACGGCATGGAGCGCGCGGCCGCGGTGCAAGAGGCCTTCGAGCATTACTCGACGCTGCCGACCAAGGCTGACGCGTTCCGCGATTCGGCGACGCAATGGCGCTAACGATCACCACGGCCAGCCCGATCTCGTGCGCGCCGGGAAACACAGTCGCGCTGCAGGGCACCGGTTTTCAAGCGCTTGCGGTCACAGCGCAGCTGCTGAATGAAGGGCCGCCCGATCCGCAAACCGGCACGCCGAGCGCGAACACGATCGCCGTCCCGCTGACGGTCAGCGACGACAGTGACCTCACGTTCGTCGTGCCCGACGGCGCCCTCAGCGGGCCGTTTCAGCTGACCGGGACGGACGGCTCGACGGCGCAGATCTCGCTCTACGTTTCGAGCCAATACGTGCAGGCCGTCGAATACCAGGCCGCCGGCGAAGGCACGGATCTGTCGCAGTTCAACCTGCCTGCGGATCTCGACGCGATCCTTCGGCGCGCGAGCGCGTACGTCGACGCGTACATCGGCTACGCGGACGAGGGCGGTTTGCGCGTGACGCCGCTGGTCGAATCGCACCCGTGGCGCAAGTCGACGCGGCGCATCTACCCGTACAAGCTGCCGATCCAGTCGATCCAGCAGTTCGTCGTGCGGATCTCGCCGCAAGAGATCGCGACGTTCGAGCCGACCGATATCGTGATCAACAACGCCGGCGGTTACGTCGAGATCCTCAGCTACGCCGTCGCGAGCTTCGCGCTGCTCGGCTCGATCGAGAACCTCGGCTTCACGGCCAACATCGTCGAGCTGTGGGCGACGTCGGGATTCGCGCAGCTCAACTATCCGGCGCAGGTGAAGCAAGCGACGGTGATGGTCGCGACCGAGATGATCTCCTACGCGCGGATCCAGCAGGCCGGGCTCGGTGGGTTCGCTCGCGTCAAGCAGGGCGAGACCCAGTACGATCGGCGGCAAGAACCGTTCCAGATCCCGGCGCCCGCAAAAGAGATGCTGCGGCCGTTCATGCGACGCGGAATCCGGTGATGCGCACGAATCTACTAGCGAGGCCCTGCGCGGGCCTTAGCGACTAAATTCGGGCGCATTATGGGCACGCTGCTGCGGCCGAACACCATCGCGATCTACCGCCGCACGTCGACGGGCGTCTCGAGCACCGGCGATCGCGTGCCCGCCGGCGACACGCTGATCGTGCAGAACGTGCCGGCGTACGTCGACCAGATCTCGCGCGGCGGCCAGATCCGCGCGGAGGCCGCCGGCATCGCGTCCTACTCGACGCACGTCCTGATCATCGACGGCGTGCCGGGCAGGCTCGTGCCGTCGACCGCCGGGCCGGGCGCGTACTTCACCGGACCGGACGGCGTCACGACGTATCGCGTGACGGGCAACGGCGACGCCGGTCAGATCGATATGCGCGTCGGCGATAAGGTGATCGACGAGAACGGCTTCGAATATCTGGTCAAGCTCGTCGCGATGTTCGACGAGGTCGCGCCGACGCTGCAGGCGCAGCTCGAGATCGGCGCCGCCTGGCACAATCCGCCGCCCGCGCCGGCGCCCCCGCCGACCGTGAACCTCCCCGCGTTCAGCTGGACGAACATCCCGCTGTCGGGCCTCATGGGCAAGTCGCAATCGGCCCCGTTCACGTCGAGTGAGATCGGTGAGGTCGCGACGGTCAAACCGATCGTCTTCTGCAACATCCACAGCGGCAACACGGGCTATTGGGAAGATCAGTCCGCGGCGCAGTGCGCGATCTACAAAGCCGCAAACCCGGGCGGCAAGTGGATCTTCTATGTCGGCTTCCACGGCCAGCGCCCGCAATGCTATTGGTACTGGACGGTGCCGGGCGCGCAACCGTCCTGGATCGCCGCCGGCGGCGGCAACGTCGACGATCCGGCGTTCCGCGACTGGTGGACGACGGCGATCGCCACGATGCTCACGACCTACTCCGAGTTCGACGGCGTGCTAATCGACTCGCTCGGGCCCGGGTTCGATGCGAACAAATACGCGCTGGTCGCCGAGCTGCGCATGAAGCTCCCGGCCGGCAAGATCCTCGTCGGCAATTGCTTCCCGTCGCTCACGCCGGGCGCGACGTATTTCGACGGCAACGCGCTGCACATGGCCTTCGGCGAAGGCCCGATCGGGCGATCGACCGACCCCGTTCAAGTGAAGCAGTGGATCGATGCACATATCGCGTTCGGTAAAGCCGGCTGGCCGCAGATCATGCAGATGTTCCCCGGGTTCAGCTTCCTCGATCAGACGGAGAACCCGTCGAATTGGCCCGCGACTTACGGTGCGCGGCTGACGCGCGCGCGTCTCCCGCTCAACATGGATTTCGCCGTCGCGGCCGGGCTCGTGTGCGCCTACTCGCAGACCTACTTGTCGTACAGCTGGGGCTACGATTCGGACGGCGGCGGGATCGCGCTGCAATACGATCCGACGTCAGGCGATCTCCCCGCGAATCCAGCCGCGTGGCTTGCCGACGCTGCCTTCTATCCGGATTTCGTGCACGCGCTGGGCGCGCCGCTCGGCGACGCCACGCATCCGTCGACGACGGGCGGACTTCCCGGTGAACAGTCGCAGATTTATATCCGCCGGTTCCCGCACGCAACCGTGACGCTGAATCTCAATTTGCTCGGCCAAGTCGGGCAAAGTATCGTGTCGCTGACATGATCACCGGTGAAGTCCGCGGCCTCGAGGCGACGATCAGCGGCATTCGCAATTTCGAGCCGCGCGTGAAAGCGATCGCGTGGCTCGCCGTCGTTCACGGCCTGAAAGCGCTGCAGACGGCGTCGCTCAAGGAGATCACCGCGACCGACCATTCTCTCGTCGTGCTCAAAGCGATGGGCCATCCGTACGCGACGCGCAACCCGCGGCCGCCGCACGCGGAGCCCGTGATTCACATCCAGAGCGGCCGTTACGTGGCCGGCCTGCGCGTCTACCCGCCAGCCGGCCTGCCCGGCGCGATCGTCGGGGGCGAGATCCGCATGGACGGCGATTCGTGGGTGCAGCAACTCGACGCGATGCTGCAGCAGGGCACGTCACGCATGATTGCACGGCCGTGGATGAAATTCATCACGCAGACGATCGGGCCGGCCGTCGTTGCCGCCGTCAAAGCCGAGATCGCAAACGCGATCCGCGAGAGCGGGATCGGCGCGTGAGCTCGCCGACGCTGCAATCGGTGCGCCAGGCGATTTACGCCGCGCTGACGGCGACGCCGCTGAGCTATCAAGTCGACCAGCAGGGCACCGTCACGCTGGCGACGTCGCAAGTCGTGCCGCAGGCCGTTTGGAACCTGGCCCAATCGTTCGCGCCCAATCCGCCGACGCTGCCGGCGGTGTGCTACGCCGTGTCGACGACGAAACGCGACTGGTCGCGGTTCCTTGCCGAGCGTGCGCTGCTGCTCGAGATCTGGGTCGTGAGCAATCAGTCGATCGACGAGTGCACGATGCTGTACGAGGCCGTGCGAGCGCGGATTTTTAACGCGGACCAGGACGCGCCCGCCGGCGTGCAGGATTTGAGCCGCGCGGGCAGCTCCACCGTCCCACCGCTCGCTCTGCGCGAGTGCACTGAACAGAACGTCTACGCCCCGTTGTGGGATAACGTCGCGAACCAGTACCAGCTAAAAGCCGACTATCGCGTCGTCGCCGTCTGAAGGAGCTGCATCCGCCATGAGCGCTGTCCAAGAAGTCTCCCGCGTCATGTTCGGCTCGGGCCGCCTCGAAGAGTTTCCGCTCGGCGCGACCGGCCCGGTCTCGGTGTCGATCCTCAGCGATATCCAGCTGGATATCAAGATCGACCAAAAAGCGATATACGGTGATGGCGCTTGGGCCGTCGCCGCCTTCGACGGGCGGCGCACACTCGATATCAGCGCGAAGCACTACAAGCTGTCGCTGGCGGGCATCGCGACCGACTTCAACGGCGTGCAGTCGGCGGGCGCGAAGTCCGTTGTATTCGACGAAGCGGGCATCGTCGGGCCGAATCCGACGTATACGTACGCGCTGAATCAGGCGACGAACTACGTCGCCGGCAGCGCGGACGTGATCGTCTACGTGCAGGGTGCCAACGGGAAGACGTATCCCGTGCAATACGCGATCGTCGCCGCGGGCTCGGAGGTCGCAGGTCAGAGCTGCTCGATCACCGCGGGCGTCCTCAAGTTCGCCGCCGGCGACGTCGCTCTCGCTCTGTCGGTGACGTACCAGTGGAACAGCACCAACGGCAACGCCGTTACGCTCAGCCAGACGTACCAAAATAGCTCGCCGTTCATGACGATGGCGTTGTACAAGCGCGATCGCTCGCCGATCGACGGCTCGCTCGGGATCTTGCTCTGCGAGCTGGGCGCCGTGCGGCCAGGGCAGATGACGATCCCGTTCAAAGAAAACGAAGCGCTGCAGCTCGATCGGAAGTTCATGGCGTTCGCCGATCCGACCGGCTACGTCGCGAAGTTCACCTTCGTCAACGTCTAAGGCGCCGCGCCGTGAGCGCGCGCGCCGGGGAGAACCATGGCTCAACGACGTTTCACCGCGGCCGCGCGCGTAGCGATTCTCGCTGCCGTCGCCGGCAAGCCGACCGGCGTGATCTGCGCGCTCGGCGGGATGGAGTTCGATCTGGTCGCGCCGACGACGGCGCAACTGCTCCGGATCCTCGGCTCGCTCGAGGATCTCAGCAAACTCGACTCGACGCAGGGCGCCGACATCCTGAAGACGCTCGGCACGAAAGGCCCCGATCTGCTCGGTGCGGTGCGCGATCTGCTCTATCGATCGGCGTTCTACGGCGTCGAGCATCCGGATCCGGCGGACATCGCGGTCTTCGACGAGTGGTTCGGCGAGCTCGATCCGTTGACACTGTTCAAGACGATCAGCGGCCCCGTGATCCAAGCTGCCGGCGCTGCCGGTGCCGGAGGCGGCCAGGGCATCGCGGACCCTTCGCCGGCGACGGCGACGGCCGAGGCTCCGGTCACGCCGTTGACGCCGTCGGGCTAGTTCTCGCCCACTACCACTACACGGCGTTTCACGTCATGCACGAGCTCACGCTCGGGCAGATCTTCGTCTTGCTCGCAGGCGGCGTAAACTATCTCAAGCTGATTCACGGTGCACCCGACGAGGACGGCGACGACGCCGTTCCCGTCCGGTCGCCGCGTCAATTCAAGGCGCACGTGCGTCCCGATCAAGAGGGCGCGATCGACGTCTTCCAAGCGAACTGCGTGCCCGTCATGCCGATCGTGCAGGGGCGCAGCATCTCGGAGTTCGCCGACGACGTGCAGGCGATGATGCGCGCCGAGTTCGAGCGGTACAACTGACGTGGCCGACACCGAACTCTCGATCGCGCTACGCGTCGTCACCGACCAGCTCAGCGCCGGGCTGAACTCGTCGGCGTCGGAGATCCGCGCGTGGGCGTCGGGCGTGACGTCGACGCTCAAAGACGTCGCGGACAAAGCCGAGAATCTGCAGCACCTTTGGACGTCGCTGTTCGAATACGAGGCCGTCAAACACGTCGCTGAGGGGTTGCTCGAGCTCGCCAGCGCGGCGTCGGAAGCGCACGACTCGCTCGAAGCCGCGGCCCAGATCGCCGAAAACTTCGGGCGCACGCTCAATACGGCCGAGCTCGAGAAGTTCGCCGAGCAGCTCGCGGACTCGACGGGCGAGCCGCTGCAGCAGCTGCGCGATAGCTTCCGCCAGCTCGCGCTCGTCACGACGTCGCAGGCGCAGCTCGAGCGCGCTGCCGGCATCGCCGCGAACTTCGCGCGCGCGACGCACCGCGATCTCGGCGAAGCGATTCAGATCGTCTCGCGAGTACTCACCGGTCACGTGGCGCTGCTGTCGCGCTACGGCATCGCCACCAAAGACGCCGCGGGCAACACGCTCACCGTCAACGAGGCGATGGACATGCTGCAGCGCGCCGGCGAGAAGGCCGGCGAAGTCTTCGGCGGATCGTTGCCCGGCCATATCCAGGTCGCAGCCGATCACTTCCAGCTGCTCAAAGAGCAGATCGGCGACGTGCTCGTGCCGGCAATGATCAAGGCCGTCGACGCCGTCACGCGCGTGATCGACGCGTTCCGATCGCTCTCGCCGGAAGCGATCCAGCTCATCACCTGGATTGGCGCGGGCGTGACAGCCTTCACGTCGCTCATTCTCGTGCTCGGGATCGCCGATGCGCTGATCCCGCTCGTCACGGCCGGCTTCGAGCTGCTCGTCGGCGCGATCGCGCTCTTCGCGTCGCCGACCGTGACGGTCGTCGCGCTGACGGTCGGGTTGATCGCCGCCATGACGGCGCTCGGCAACAACATCGGCACGCTCAAACAGGTGTGGTCGGACTTCACGAATTTCGCGTCCGACGCGTGGCGCGAATTCGTCGACAACGTGCTGAGCTCGGGGCCGAAGCTGCTCGAGTTCATGCGCGCGATCGTCGAGGTGCTCAACCCGTCGACGCTGCAGAAGGGCGTCGACGATCTGGCGGCCGCGATGGCCGTCAGCATGCCGAAGACCGCGAAGATCATGACGACAACGCTCAACGCGGCGTTCGTCGACGTGCGGAATTTCGCGTACAAAACCTACGACGAGATCAACGCGTATATCCAGCGGCTCTTCACGACGCACGCGCTGCCCGGCGGCAAGCCGACCATCCCGAACGCGACCTTCGACGAGGTCGGATCGGGAAATAAGGGCGCGCAGAAGGCGCTGAACGACGCGCTCACGACCGAACGCGAAGCGATCCAGGCGACGCTCGATGCCGCCTCGCAGCGCGTCGAACGCGCGCGCATCGAGCTCGAGCGCGTCGTCACGGCGCTGGACAAATTCAAGTCGGCGCTTCCCGACGGTAAGGTCACGACGACGTCGCAAGCGCTCGAGGAGCAGCGCCTGATCGACGCCGAGATGGCGAAGCAGCGCGACGTCGCAGCTGCGCTGCTGCAGCAAAAGACGGCGCTCGAAGCGGCTGCAAAGCGAGAGCTCGCCGATGCGGCCGCGTTACCGGCGGCGGACAAAGAACGCGTGCAGCACGCCGCCGAGCTCACGCGCGAAGCGCATGAGCACCAGCTCGCCGCCGCCCGCGTCGGCCTCGAGTACGAGAAGATCTACGCCGCGATCGCAAAGCTCGTGACGGCGCTGCGCGATCCGATGCGCGAGCTCGCGGAGCAGGCGCAGAAGCTCGCCGAGGCGGCCGCGCAGGCCGAGGCCGACGTCGCCCGTCGCGGCGTGCAGGGCCAGCAAGAGCAGCTGCGGATCCAGGAGCAATACGAACGCCGGCTGCATCCGGCGCAGGCGAACTCGCCGATCGCCGACGCACGCCAAGCCGACGCCGAGGCGCAGATCGCGCTGCAGCTCGCGCGCATCGCGCAAGCGCTGGCGATTCAACAAGACGAGGCGGTTCGCAATAACCCGTTCGCGTCCGCCGAGCAGGTCGCCGAGGCCGACGCGAAGGTCGCCGACGCGAACGCAGCGCTGGTCGCCGCGGTCAATAAGGTCACGCTCGCGCACAAAGATCTCGCCGACGCGATGTCGCGCTCGCAGTTCAATCTGACCAACATCCTCGACACCGTCGCGCAGGCGTTCGCAAAGCTCGTCCCCGGCCTCAACGTCCAGGAAAAGAGCGGCGGCGGGTTATCCGTCGCGTTCAGCTGGCAGACGCTGCTCGTCGACGTCCTTCAGAAGACAAAAGAGTGGAAAGACGTCCAGTCGGTCATCAACCAGCTGCTGAAGGTTTTCGCACAGATCCTCGACGCGCTCGCGCCGATCATCGACACGATGCTGCGCGCCTTCGCCTTCTTGGCGAACATCGTGATCGAGATCTACAACACGTTCGCGAAGCTGCTCGGCCTGCTCGGGATCCATCTCCAGCTGCTCGACAAGATCAATACCGACTTCAACGGCATCGATAGCTCGCCGCTGATTTCAATCATCCACGACCTGCCGACGCTCAACGAGCTCGCGACGGGCAAGATTGCGCCGCTCACGACCGGCGCGCAAAACGTCAGCAGCACGTGGGCGTCGCCGATCACCAACGCAATGCAAAACCCGTCGCTCGGCGGCGGCCTGCTCGGCGTGCTCGAGGACGTGCTCGGTGCCGTGCTCGCGATCAAGCTCGCGATCGCGGCGTATACCGCGGTGCAAGCCGCGGGCGGCATCGGCGGCCTGTTCGGCAATCTCTTTAGCTGGATCGGCGGCATTTTTGGAGGCGGCGGCGGTGCTGCTGCGGCCGCTGGTGCAAGCGGCGCGGGCGACGGGCTCCTTGGCGGCGTGCTCGGCCTTGGCCTCGGCACCGGAAACATCGCCGGCGCCGGCGCTGGTCTCGCGCAAGGGTTCGCCAACGCGTTCGATACGAACGCCGCCGGCGTCGCCGATACGTTCGGCTCCGCGGCGGGAACCGCGATCGCAGCTGCGCTCGGTCTCGGTACGGCGATCCTCGGCGGGGGCGGCATCGGCGGCGCGATTGCCGGCGTGCTCGAGCCCGGGAAGAAGGACGCGCAGGTCGGCGGCATCGCGGGCGGCATCGGCGGCGCGCTGCTGGGCGCCGGCGTGTTCGGCGGATCCGAACTGCTCGGCATGATGCTCGGCGCGTGGGCCGGTCCGATCGGTGCCGTCGTGGGCGGCCTGCTCGGCACGGTGATCGGCGGCCTCTTCGGCCCGCAGGGCGCCGGGAGCCAGCCGGATCTGCACGATCCGAACTTCGGCAACGAGCAAGTCGCTCTCACCGGCAAGCCGTTCTCGACGCAGGGCTTCGGCGCCGGGAAGATGCCCGCGTGGGTGCAGCAGCTCACCGGTGGGCAGGGACTGCTGTCATGGATCCAAGCGACGCTCGCCGGCGGTCAGGCCGCCAGCGGCCTCGATCCCGCGCAATACCAGAAGTATCTCAACGAGTTCGGCACCACGGGCGGCGGCAAGATCATCTACGGGCACAACATCGAGAACGAGAAGGTCGCCGGCGGTCAGTTTAGCGGCAATTATCAAGCGCTGTGGGACGAGGCGGTGAACGCCGCCAAGGCGATCGCCGACGCGTTCGGCGGCATTATGGAACCGTTCTCGACGCTCGTCTCGAACGCGGTGCCGGTGATCAACGCGCTCAACACCTTCGGCAACGAACTCGCCGCCGGCGTCAGCGCGTCGCGATCGGCGGCCGCATCGAGCTCGTCGTCGACGCACGGCGACACGCACATCGATCACTCCCTGTCGATCGGCAGCGTCGGTTCGTCCGCCGACGCCGTCGCACTCTGGAACGCGCAGAGCGAAATGACCGCGCGCGTCACGCGTAGCCGCGCATATCTGATCGCGAAGGTGCCGATTTGAGCAGTCCCTACATCGCGCCGGCGTGGCCGAATCCGGGCCCGATCGAATTCGCCGGCTATCTCTTTCCCGTGTCGACGTGGCTCGCCGAGCGTGACCAGGATACGAACCTCGACGAGATCGTGATCCCGCTGCGCGACGGCTCGAATATCCCGACGGGCACGCGCAAGGCGAAGATCATCACGCTGAAGTCGACGATCGGCGGCATCGGCGCGATCGACACGTTCGGCAATTTCATCACGACGCGCGATCAGGCGAACGCGGAGCTCAATCGTCTCGAGGCGGCGCTGTCCGCCGGCAAGCAGCCGCTGCTGGTCGGCGACTCCGACGGGCGCTACATCATCGCGCAGCGCAAAACGGTGAAATACGTGCCGGAGCAGGGCGGCAATGCGTCCGTCGTCGGCGTGCAGATCGACTTCATCGCCGAGGATCCGCGCTGGCTGTCTGCGGCGCTGCTGCAAGTGCCGACGCAGGGCGGTCCCGACAGCGTCACCGCGACGTCGGACGGCAACGCGATCACCTACCCGATCTTGACGCTGACCGCGACGGGCTCGTGCTCGAATCCGGTGTACCAGGTCGAGCCGGCCGGACTGACGGGATACATTCAGGTCGCGCCGACGGTCGCTATGAACACGGGCGACGTGCTCGTGATCGACTCCAACCCGCGCAACCGCCCGAACGCGATCACGCTCAACGGCGTCCCGCGGCTGGATCTGCTGAGCTCCACCGGAGCGCTGATCAACACCGTCGGCAACACGGAGTTCTTCCCGTTCTTCTTCGGCGGCGGCAACATCGTCAGCCTGAGCGGAACGAACTTCGAGTGGTCGATGGTCTGGAACGACGCGTTCCTGTACTAGCGCAAATGGCGGCCTAGACGCGCCCGATTCGCGGCGCGCGTACGAAGGGAGCACGACGCCCGGTCGAGGCCCTCAGCGACTAAATTTCGCGGCGTAAACGGCACGACAGAAGAGCCGCCCCGGCAGGCGGCTCTTCCTCACGGGGATCTACGACCGGGCATCCAGCCCGAGCGGTGCACGGCCCAGCTGAACGCCGTGATCCCGGCCTTCGATCCGCGGCGAGCGTTCGGTCTCGCCGTGCGCGCAAAATAGCGCGACGACGCTCACGATCCTTCCGCCAGAAAAACGGAATTACGCTGGTATATCGATCCTACGGCAAGCCCTGCCCAATCCGGCCGATGCTGGCTATTCCAGCCGGATTACCCGCCACGTTCGGATTTTTGGATGGCGGCATGGCGCGACGATGCGCGCGCGAAGTGCCGCTCGGACTACCGCACCGTGCCGTCTCCACCGGCGCAACGCGCTCGCCGTGGAGATCCGCATGCACCGCAAACTCATCGCAATCGTTCTCGCGCTCGTCTTGACACCGGTGGCCGTCGCCGCCGGCGTTTCGTTCTCGGGGCTGCCCACGTTCAGCGGCGCGCCGAACGCGAGCGACATCTTCCCGATCGATCACGGCGGCGCGACGTATCAAATGCCGCTGTCGCAGCTGCTGCAATACACGCAGACGTGGCCGCATTCGGCGGCCGCATCGAGCGGCACGCCGCACCAGCCGAGCACGTCGATCACGTTCAACGCAAGCGACTGGGGCGGCTCGAGCGCCAGCGACACGCCGCTGTCGTGCTCGGTGCTCGACTCGGGAACGCCGGGCACGCAACTGCTCAGCTGCACCGGAGCCGGGACGCCGCAGCTCTCGATCGGCGGCGGCTACGTCGCCGGGTCGTCGACGTACGGGCCCAACGGCGCGACCGTCAACGGCACCGTCGGCGCGACGCTCTTCTCGGGAAGCGGCGCATCGCTCAGCAATATCCCGGCCGCGACCGCCCTCAGCGGCGTGCTGCCGGTCGCCAATGGCGGCAACGGCACGTCGACGCCGTCACTGTCCGTCGGGTCGAACCTGTCGACGTCGGGCTCGTGGCCGAGCTATACGATCACGTTTTCCGCGTCGCCGTCGCTGACCGGCGCGACGCTCACCGGTCTCACCGCCTCAAGCTGCGTGCGCACCAACAGCTCGAAGGCGCTCGCGAGTGCGTCGGGCGACTGCGTCTACAGCGTCACCGCGAATAGCTCGAACATCGTGGTCGGCGGCACGTCGACGGCGCCGACGATCGATCTCGGCTCGACGCCGTCGATCACCGGCCTCACGCTATCCGGGCTGACGGCGTCGACGTGTCTTCGCGCGAACAGCTCGAAGGCGCTCGCGAGTGCGTCGGGCGACTGCGTCTACTCGGTGACGGCGAACAGCTCGAATATCGTCGTCGGCGGGACGTCGACGGCTCCGACGATCGACCTTGCGTCGTCGCCGTCGATCACCGGGATCACGTTGAGCGGTCTCACCGCATCGCGTTGCGTCGCGACCAACAGCTCGAGCGCGCTGACGAGCGCCGGCACGAATTGTGCGCCGTATCCACTCGATGCATACGCGTCGTGGTCGAACGAATCGCTCACGTCGAACGCCTACATCACGTCCGGGACGCTGTCGATCACGACGGGCGTCAGCAACGGTGCGACCGGCGCGTGGCGCATCGCGATCGAGATGTGGACGACCGCCGGCACGACCGCGTCGACGGGCTGCATCATCGGCACGGCCGCGGGGATCAACGGCACGGGCACGGCGTCGACGGCCACCGGGACCGCGTGCGTCACGTCGCCCACCAGCGCCCTCGCCGGCGCGCCGAACGCAGCGTCGGTCATCCAGCGGATACGCTATAGCGCGCAATACGCGAACTCGTCGACGTACACGTGGACGTGCCAATCGTACACGGCGGGATCCTCGGTCACGCAGTCGGGCGGCTGCGAAGCGATCGCGACGCCGATCTAGTGTCCGTCCTCCAAACCGAGTCGGGCACGCCGCTCACAACCGAGAGCGGCACCGTCCTCCAAACCGAGTCGGCGCCGATCGAGGTCTCGCCGCTCTCGTCGCTCGACTTCACGCTGATCGGTCAGCAGATCATCCTCACGCTGACGGAAGCGGGCCTCGCCGGCGCGATCGGCTTGGGCACGAGTAGCCCGCTCGTCGCGCGCGTCGACGCGTTGGTGCTGTCGCCGGGGAATTGTGAGTACCTCGTCACGGCGGTGAGCGCCGGCGATGCGCTGCTAACCGCCTGGGATGCGAACGGACAGTCGATCGAGATCCCCGTCACGGTGAATCTGACCTAGCATGAGCACGCCGGCAACGCTCGACTATCTCGCGGCCGAAGAGTGGAACGACGCGGTCCTGATCTACGATACGACGGGGAAGCTGGTCGATATCCCGCAAGACGATATCGAGAGCTACGAAGTCGAGGACGTGATCAACGGCGGCAGCAGCCAAGGCACGTTCAACTTCCGGCGGCTGTTCAACGACATCGGCGCGCTCGGTTTCCGGTATCTGTTCCAGGTGTTCCTCTGGCCGCAGGGTTCGCAGCGGCCGGCGGATCCGTACTGGTCCGGTCACTTCGTCGACTTCGATCAAAACGAGCTCAACACGACGGGCCAGATCGTCGCGAAGTGTGAGGGCGACTTCGCGCTGCTGAACGACGCGCTCGTGAACGTGCAGATCGCGCCGAACGAAGGCGGCAATCCGAGCCTAGACGCGGCGACCTTCCTGACCGGCCTGCTGAAAAACTATCAGCCGAACGCCTATTTCGGCACGGCGTCGATCCCGTCGACGATGTTCAACCTAGAGCCGACGCTCTTCCAAGACGAGCACCTCGCCGACGCGATCGATACCGTGTGCAAGATCGGGCGCGACGACACGAGCGGCCTGCTCTACACGTGGTTCGTGCGCACGAAGGGCGATCTGACGCGTAAGGTGGAGATCGTCATCGATCAAAATCCCAACGTCGTCAGCACGGTCAAGTTCATCCATCTCTTCAAGGACGCGAGCTTCGCAAATTACACGGTGCAGACCAAGTATCGCGACGTCTTCAACGTCCTCGCGGTCTACGGCGGTCAGGACTCCAACGGGCAGCAGGTTTACGGCGTCTACCAAGACACGGCGTCAATCGCGGCGCTCGGTTGCGCGATCGAAGCGAAGCTCTCCAATTCGTCGATCATCTCGGCTGCGGCCGCGCAAACCTACGCGACGCTTCAGCTCGACTTGAGCAGCTCCCCGACCGCGCAGGGCAATTTCGATCTGCTGCAGCCAAACCAGGAGATCCGAGCCGGCACGTGGGTGCAGATCTGGGAGACGCCCGAAACGCAAGAGTACGAGGCGACGATCAAGCAGGTCCGGATCGCGATGGTGAAACTCGGAAAGAAGAGCGCGCGCATCTATCAAACGTGCTCGCTGCAGGCGCCGACCCCGTACCTCGACGACGCGATCTACCGGCTCGGCGTGAACATCGCCGTCAACGAGACGATCCAGAATTCGCAGAACCCGGGCAACGCACAGTCGCTGTACATTCGCGCCGGCGGCTACGTCACGAACACAGCCTCGTCGCCGGCGGAAATTCAGACGGCGCCCGTCGAGGCGGTCTTCCCGAACGTGGGGCTGATCAACGTGGCCGGCTTCGGCCTATCGACGCTCGTCGACAACTCAGGCGGCGCAAACAACGGGCAGACGGGCGACGGTTGGTATGTCCTTTCGGTGACGTCGGCCGGCATGTATATCGTCACGAAGATCACCCAGTCCGGCGGCAACCCACCGAACACAAACACGCAGCAGAACCTCGTCGGCATCTTCGTCGTCGACGGCGCTCCGTATTGCACCGATCTGCGCAATCTCGTGCAAGGCACGCCGTCCGATCCCACACTCGAGGCGCCGGCGCTCGTCGGCGGCACGACGCCGACGTTCGTCCCGCCGGTCAACTCGGGGAAAGGGACGTATCAGCAGCGGATCAAGTTCGATCTCTTGACGCCGCAGTACTCGGCGCCGTGGCTGGATCACTTTCAGCTGCAAGCGGTCGTCTGCGACAGCGCCGGCGTCGTGATCGACGACTCGACGGGCACGCCGCCGCCGCCGAGCGCGTGCGTCAATTTCGCGGCGCAGCAATCGAATATCTACGACGTCACGATCGGCCTGGGCGCCTCGAACTACTATCAGCTGCAGATCGTCTCGGTCGACACGCAAGGTCGCGTGTCGGCGCCGCTCGTGCTCGGCAACACGGCGAACAACCCCCTGCTGAAGGGCGCGTTCGGCGGTGTGCCGGCGGGGACGACGATGACGCTGTCGGGAGTCAGCTGGACGGTCGATCCGAACGCGCAAGTGACCGGCGGTCATATCATCTCGTGTGATCCGACGTATACGCTGCACGGCTGCGTCGACGGCAGCTGGGTCGACTATATCGAAATCAACATGTTTAGCTGGGACCCCGCGTACCCCGGGCAGGCGATCTTCATCTCGCGCTTTTCGCAAAACGCGTTCGGGCTCACCGGCACGCTGCCGTTCGGCACGACAGTCTTCAAAAACATAACGACGTCCCAGAATCCTTACGGCTGGATCTATGACTGGATCTTCGTCGCGACGGCCTACGCTGCAAACGGCGAGAGCGTCTCGGCGCCGCCGTTCGCGTTTACGTCGACCTCGTAGCGAAAAATCCGCAACGTCCTGCTGCCAGGAATCCGGCGCCCGCGGCGAACGGCTAGGGCGTTACGCGCGCCGTCTCCACCGGCCCGTCGATCTCGCAGGAGGTTCGATTTGGCTCGGTGGGCACGATGCACTTAGACTGGTCGATCGCGGGGTACTGCTCGGCCGTCGTCGGTATCGTCGTCGGCGGCCTCGCACTCCTGAAGGCGATCGCCGTCGTGCTTTCGGCCGAAGCTAGTAGGGCTGCGGGCGCCGCATGGCGCGACGCGGCGGAAGGTTTCCAAACCGACATCGAGAGCCTGCGCAATGCGCTCGCGGCCGCCAATTCGCGTGAGAAAGAGCTCGTCGCGAAGGTGAAGATGCTCGACCTCAACGTCGCCGAGCTGCGTCGCCGCGAACACCAGCTGCACGTCGAGCTCGACCGCCTGCGCACCGAAAATCGCGATTTGCGCGCCGAGAACCAGCAGCTGCGCACCGAGAGTCAGCAACAGCGCGACGACATTAGCGCGATGCGTGCACACCTCGCACGCCTCGACCCTGGAGGAGAATTGCCGTGATCCACGTCGTTTTCAATCGACCCAGCGCATCGTTCAAAGTGTTCGGCCTCAACGGTGCGATCGAAGCGCAGTTCGTCGCCGGCGGCGATGCGTGGGGCGGTCCCGGATATGGGCACGACGGCCCGACTCCGGTCGGGCATTATCTGCTCACGCACGTCGAGAAATTTGACGCACCGATCGCGTCGGAGGGCGACGGACAGGTCTACGTCGCGGATCTCGACTTCGCAACGGTCCGCACGCTCGAAAACGCCGGCAAGGCCCGCATCGCCGTTTTCAGCTACGAGCCCGGCGCGGTCGACACGCAGGTGGAGATCGGTGGGATCACGCTGCCGATCGGCCAGCTCGCGAAATACGATCGCTCGGCGATCATGATTCACGGAGGCGGATCGAACGCTCCCGATCCGCTGGCGCCGCAGCAGCCGCTGCTGAGGACCGAGGGCTGCACGCGTCTGCACAATGAGGACTTCGACGCGTTCGCGTCGTGGCTCGCGCCGTTGCTTGCCGACAACGTCGCCGTGTACTCGGTGATCGGCGAACCGCTCCCGCTTCCCGATTGAGGAATTATTTCTGTGAAAAGTAAATCGATCGTCGGCGGCGCGCTGCTCGCGCTCGTCATCGGCCTCGCGACCGTCGCAGCACCCAAGGCGCACGCGCAATCGGTCGTCGTCCCGACCCCAACTCCGACCGCTGCGGCGACGGCGTTCGCCGAGCCTCAGTACACGTTCTGGTGGTTTGACGCGACGACGAAGCAGTGCGATCCGATCGCCTACGGCGGATCGCTGTTCGACGTCACCACGTACATCGGGAATGCAACGCAAGGGAAGCCGCCCTGGCGCCCCGGCGTGATCATCATCGCGCAGCTGCCGCGGCGCGACCTCTGGCAGCCGCTCGTCACCGTCTGCAACACGGGGCAATATCCGTGACGCCGCCGCCGTCGCACGCTTTCTACGATTCGGGCGCGCTCGCACTTGCGATCGTGCTCGTCGTCGCCGCGTGTGCCGGCGCCGCGTTCCTTTCAGGGTTCGTCGCTGCGCGGCTGCGACCGTTCCGACCCAACGAGCCGCACCCGCCCATCCCGTCGCCGATCACCGACGACGGGCCGTCGCGCTAAGGAGGCGCGTTCGTCATGTTTTTAGCGCTCAACAACAAGCCGGTCGGCTACATCGGGATCGTCTCGTTCGTCGTGGGCCTGCTCTGCCAGACGCAGTTCCAGGAGGCGCTGACCAAGGCCGTGCCGGCGGCGGCGCCCTGGCTCGGCATCGTCTTCATCGTCGCGGGGTTCGCGGCGGCCTACTTCGGCATGCCCTCCACTGTCGCGACCAGCGCGTCGCAGAACGGAAAATAGCCCATGTTCGCAGCCCTCATCGGGCCAATCGTCAACCTCGTCGTCTCGGTGCTGCAGAAGCATCCGCAGGCGAACGATACGTCCACACCGATCCCGAGCTGGATCTCGGGGCTGCTCGCGTTCCTTCAGTCGCTCGGGACGCTGCAGCCGTTCAACTCGACGCAGAACGACATCTCCAATTTGGGCGCCATCCTCGCGTCGATCGCCAGCAACGGCTCGGGGTTCTTGCCTGCGGAAGTGCTCAGCGTCGTGACCGCCGCGCAAGGCGTGCTCACGAAGTTCAGCGCCGTCGCGAAGGACTACCTCACCGACCAGTTTGCGCTGCTTGACGACAATTTCTCGTTCGACGGCAAGCCGGGCGTCGTGTTGGCGCTCGCCAAGGACGGCTTCGCAACACCGATCCCCGCCGGGGTCACGACCATCGGCGGCCTACTGGGAGAGAACGAGAGCTAGATCCCCGCGGGGGATCGCAGGCGCCCGCCGGTTGAGCCGCCGGCGGGCGCCCGCGTTTGACAGCCAATAGAGACAGCCACAGCGGTGGGAAAGCTCCTCGGGCGGTGGAACGTATGGACGTGTTCCACGAGGAACAAGCGTCAAAAGGCCCGACCCGATGCACTCGAAAGACGACTTGTAAGCAGAGGGTCGCCGGTTCGAGTCCGGCCGTCGGCTCATCGGTCCGTGAGGTTCTCCGGGATGCGTTCTCCGATCGGCCTGCCCGCACTGGGTCTCGCGTTCGCCGTCGCAGCGTGCTCGTCGCACACGGCGTCGCCGCCCATGCCGCAGACGGGCGCCGCTGCGGCCTTCATCGCCCGCGTGCCCGCGAAGCACGAGGTGCAAAAATTACCCTACGTCACCGACAACACGTTTAGCAGCGGAAGCTTCATCACGACGTATCGCGTGGACGCGAAAGGCAATGCGAAGCCGGTCGGCGTCATCAAGGGATACGACACGCAATTGCAGGGCCCCAACGGGGTCGTCGTCGACGCACGGGGCGAGATCTACGTTGCGGACTCGTCGAAGAACGAGATTTTGGGCTTCGCACCGGGATCGACCGGCGATGCCGCACCCAATGTCGTGATCACCGGCTCCACCCTGCAGCAGCCCGGCGGCCTCGCAATCGACGCTGCCGGCAATCTCTACACGGTGAGCTGCGGATCGGATTGCGGCGCGAGCGGCCCCGATAACGTGACCGTCTATCCGCCGGGAAGCAACGGCAATGCCGCGCCGGCTGCCGTCATCAGCGGTTCCAACACGCAATTCGATCGCGTGAGCAGCGTTGCGGTGGATGCGGCGGGCAATATTTACGTCTCGAATCTCTTCGGCAATTCGATCGTCGTCTTTCCCCCCGGTTCGAACGGGAACGTCGCGCCGATCGACGTGATCGCGGGGTCCTTGACCGACCTCTATCAGCCCAACGGCGTATCGGTCGGGCCCGACGGGGAGATTTACACCGCGCTCAACTCGCAAGCCGTCGCCGCGTATCATCCGCTTCCGTATCCGATGAGCAACGTGCCGCCGGATCGTCTCATCACCGGCAGCGAGACGCAATTGAGCAACCCGGACGACCCGATCGTGGACGCGAGCGGCGAGATCCTCGTCACCAACCGGTATTCCAATTCCATCGCGCGTTTCGCCCCGCATGCCAACGGCAACGTCGCCCCCAAGAGCGAGATCGCGGGGAACGCGACGCAACTCGAGTACCCGGCGTATGTCTACATCACGACCCCGCAACCGTCGCCGTCGCCCCCGGCCCCGCCGCGCCCGTAGGGGGCGCGCCGGAAATCCGTTGCCGGCGTCGTCGGGGCAACTTCAGGCCTCGGCATGGCGCCCGTGACTTAGGTCCGGCAATTTGCGGCCGAACTAGGGTATACTGTGGCGTGAAAGACCCGCGACCGTCGGCGCTCCCGCGCCGCCGGATGCGGAAGGAACCCCATGAAAAACACGATCCCGTTTCCCAAGCGAGCGCTCGCTCCCGACTCCGCCGACGATCTGCGCCGCACCGTGGCGCTGCTGCGAGAGATGGTCGGCCAGCTTTCGGAACGTGTCGAGCTGCTCGAGGCGCGTGCGGCGCTCACCGCCGAACGGCCGCAGCGCACCTAGGCCCTTTCGGGGCGGTCCCGAATAGTTATCGCGAATGAGAAAATTAGCGAGTAAATTCCTGAAGCGCGATGCGACGATCGTGCTCAAAGGCCGCCAGCGGATCGATCGCTGGATTTACGAAGCGCAGGAAGATCGTCTGATCACCTATCCGGTGGGCGCTGCGGCCTTGTCGCCGGCGGCTCGCCGTTCGCGCGAATCGGTGCGCTACTCCGAAATGCTGTCGATCGACGAGTTGGACGGCAAGCCGTCCGACGCGCCGGCGATGGCGATCGAGGCGCTGCAAACGCCCGTCACTGCCTGATCGGAACTCGCCGGATCCGGGGCTTAGCCCCGGCGGCGAGGACTATCGCGGTGCGAGCGTCGCGGACCGGCCTGCACCGGTTGCGCGACCGGGACGCGTTCGGGGAGCGGAGGCGTTTTCGCGCGGTCGATACGGCGCCCAAGTTTCCGCTCGATCTGAGCGAAGAACTGCTCTTCCTCGCGCGAGACGAACGTGATGGCGTCGCCGGTCGCGCTGGCGCGGGCCGTGCGGCCGATGCGGTGGATGTAGTCGTCCGGTACCATCGGCACGTCGAAGTTCACGACGTGACCCAGTTCGACGATATCGATGCCGCGCGCTGCGATGTCGGTTGCGACGAGCACGCGGTATTTCCCGCGCTTGAAATCGGCGAGCGCGCGCGTGCGTTGCGCCTGCGAACGATCGCCGTGAATGCGCTCGGACGGCACGTTGTTCTTCGACAGCAGCATCGCTAGACGGTTGGCGCGCGCCTTGGTGCGCGTGAAGGCGATCGCGCTGTAGATCGAGTTGTCTTTGAGCAGCTCGAGCAGCAGATCGCCTTTGCGATCCTGGTTGACGGAATAGATCGTTTGTTCTATGCCTGCCGCCGCGGGCGCGCCCGGAACGGTCAGGTCGACGCGGACCGGATCGTGCAGCATGTCGCGCGCGAGCTCTGCGACCGGCGGCGGTATGGTGGCGGAGAAGAAGAAGCCTTGACGCTTGGCCGGCAGCAGCTTCAGGATGCGCCGGACCGTGGGCAGGAAGCCCATGTCGAGCATCCGGTCGGCTTCGTCGATGACGAGAAACGCGATGTCGCCGAACCGCGCCGTGCCCTGTCCGGCGTGGTCGAGCAGCCGCCCCGGCGTCGCCACGATGATGTCCGTGCCGCGTTTGAACGCCGCGGCCTGCGCACCGAACGACACGCCGCCGAAGACTGCGGCGACGCTCACCTTCGTGTGCTTCGCGAGTCCGGCAAGGTGTTCGGCGATCTGCGCCGCGAGTTCGCGCGTCGGCGCCAGGATCAGCGCACGCGTCTTGCCGCGCGGCAGGCTGCTCAGGGCGTCGATGAGGGGCAGGCCGAACGCGGCGGACTTGCCGCTGCCGGTCGCGGCGCTGGCCAGAAGGTCGCGCCCTGCGAGCGCGGGCGGAATCGCGGCGGCCTGTACGGGGGTCGGCTCGGTGAAGCCGAGTTCGCGCACCGCGCGCAGCAGCGCCGGCTGAAGGTTCAGTTGGTCGAACGAGGTCAACGTGTGGCTCTCTCAAATGTGCGCGAGTCGGTCGCTCATCGAAAGAACCGCGCGTGGTATGGCGGCTGAGTATGACACGTTCCGGCGCCCGAGTCAAACCGGCCGCGGTTTATCCGGCGCTTCCGCAGCGTGCCGCGGCCCGAAAGGCGAGCGGCGCGGGCGGGAACGAACCGGGACAAGGACCCGGAACGGCGGCCCCGTAACCAACGGACGCTGGTCCGGACCGGTATGGGTAGGTGGTCGAGTGGTTAAAGGCACCGGACTGTAAATTCGGCGCGCGAAAGCGCTACGCAGGTTCGAATCCTGCCCTGCCCACCAGTCCGCGGGCGTTGCATAATGGTAATGCCTCTGCCTTCCAAGCAGAAGTTGCGAGTTCGATTCTCGCCGCCCGCTCCAGGTCGTCGCCCTTGTAGCTCAGTGGTAGAGCGCGTCCTTGGTAAGGACGAGGTCACGAGTTCAATCCTCGTCGAGGGCTCCAGCATTCGATCCGCGGCCGCTCCCAGGGGCGGCCGTCGTCTGCGTTAGCGCGGCACCTTCTGCGGTTCACGCAGTTCGACGATCCCGTCGCGCGGATGCCCGACGATCACCTCGGCCGAGGGGATCGCGGCGGGGTGAACGCGATGGGGTGCCATGGCCGCGCCGCGACGCTCGACGGCGATGTCGACGCGTCCCGGCTGCACGCTCGCGGCGTACGCGAGCGCCACGAGCCCGAGGACGCCCGCCACGCCGAGCGCGGCCTCCCGCGCGTTAGACGGGATCGTGCGCCCCTTGCAAGATCATCGCCTCACCGATCTCGCGCGCTTTCCGCAGCGTCGTCGCGTCGCCGGCTTCCTTGCCTGAATCGATCAGCTTCTGCAATTCTTCGTCGAACAGACCGGTGACCTCGGCGGCCGTGTCGACGCCGTGTTGCAAACGCTGCGCGATCATCAAGCGATAGATGCGATCCGTCGCCAGATCTTCCATGAAGCCGTCGAGCAGGCTCGCGCCGCGGCCGTTGATGTAGCCGTTGCGATAGCGGATGACGGTGCGCACCGCCGCGCGCGTTCCGTCGAGCGTTCGCGCGCCGATGCCCGCGACGGACGGGCGCAAATCGGGCTGCGCGTCGAAGCCGGGCTCGTAGGACGCGATCTGATTGGGAAAGGGGAATTGCTCGACGGCGATGTCGTTCTGGTCGGGGTGCCCCGTCCAGGCGCCGTCCATCAGGCACGTCGCTTCGTTCTTCTTATCCTCCGCGAGGACCGCGAGCGCGCGCGCGTTCAGTTCGGCGTCGTCGCGGCTCGGGAAGAGCGCGGTCATGCCGCCGATTGCGAGCATGCCGTGCTTGTGACAGATGGAGGGCATCAGCAGCCGGAGGTTCTGGAAGAACGGCACGTCGTGCGGGATCGTATTGCGATCGGGCAGGACCCAGTTCGGATCGTTGATGTTGAAGTGAATTAAACTCGCCATGTAATCCCAGCGGCCGAGATTGAGACCCAGCAGATGGTCGCGGAGATTATACGCGAACTCCTCGAGTTGATACGCCATCGGATGCGCTTCGCAAAGCGCCATGCACTTGATGTAGTCGGGCGCCTGCCCTTTGAACTCCGCAAGCGCGCGAAACAGGTCGCGCCACCAGAGCGCTTCCTCGGCCGATTCCGACTTGGGAATGTAGATCGCGAGCGGGTGTTTGAGCCGTGAAAGGTCGAGGCCGTACACCAGCTGCGCGAGGTCGAACAGCGACGCCGAGGTCAACTCGGCGGGATAGACGCCGGCCTGTTGGAGATGCAGGCCGCGGACGCGCGTCCACACGACCGTCGACGATTCTTTGATGCCGACGGTCTTGCCGCGTTTCTGATCCTCGTAGGTCAATTCGCCGTAGAGTGCCGCGACGATGTTGTCGAGGCCCAGGCGCATCGCTTCCCACGCATTGGCCATCGAATCTTCGAGGTCGAGCATGACGCCCGGCGCGCCGGAGTTGAGCATCTTGACGACGAGGTCGCCCTCGTCGGCCGGACCCGTCATCTGATTGCGCTGATCGAGGCACCAGGCCGGAAGCGTTATCCGCCAGTCGGTCGTCGTCGCGGCCGACGGCGGCAAGTAGCCGGGCAGCCGGCCCTCGTGCGAACGCGCGAGAACGGCCTTGCGTTTGGCGTCCAGTTCGTCGCGCCACGGGCTGAAGCGCTCGTGCAAGGGGCGATAGAAGGCTGCGAACCCTTCGGGCATATCTCTGACGA